AGAGAAGAATGCAAGAACTGCTGCGGTTACGATTCCTTTCTTTGCGGATGCTGGTGCAATAGTTGTACTAGCAACTGCAATGGTAGGAGAAGAAACAACAGTAGTTGTGATGCTACCCGCAGCGGATGCTGCTGCATCTTTAACTGCGATGGTGTCTGTGTTTGTACCGACAAGACCTGATGCTGCTGTGCCAGCATCTTTGTTCTTCCTCATGTCAGGAACACGAATACCTACGTGGTATACAGATGCGCCTGCTGGAATTGTTAATCCAGTGATATTTGCACGAACCTTATCATCAGCTCGCATATCTGGACTAGGGATGGTTATTGCAAACTCAGTTCCGCCTGTAGCGTCAACTAATGCATAACCAACTTTGTGGTAGTACACTCTACCTGGACATGCCACCACTGGCTGCCCTTGATAACTACTGAGTGCTGTGACCCAGTTGCCAGGATAAATCTTTTTAGCCATAATTGTTAGTTACCTCCTCAATATACGAATGAGTAAGCAACAGTTATGAAGTCCTTATTAAGGATTTCAAAACCAGCAAAGAGTGACCAAATCATAATGATGAAGCGTGAAAAGTCATCATTATTGTTTAATAAGATTTGGGCATTATTGCCACCAATTCCTACGCCAACTGCCTGTGGTCCAAAGAATAACATTGGAGCAATATTGTAATTAGCTGCACCAGCATTTGCTGCGTCAACCGCAATATTTGCATTGATAGTCTTTTCAGGTAAGTTGGTTGACTCGAACCATCTGACTCCCTCGAACAGGAAGCCTGTTGGCATGACGGGTTGTCCAGCTACGAAACCAGCTTGTCCATAAGCTGGGCCCATGCCCTGGAAGAAGTTAGCGTTAGGAGCCTGCTCTGGAGACATAGGATTGACCATCCCATTGCCTGCATATCGTGCGATCTCTCTGAACGCGTCGTTCTGTCTCAGATGCATCATGGCGGTCGGATCCGCTATGCATCTGTAGTAGCCGTCTGAGAAAGTCGGAACGTTTCTCTTACGCATGTCTTTGACGACCTGAAGAAGGTCTGTCTTGACATCGAACTTAGCTGAAACGTTAGCTCCGTAGGTGAAGACTGGGTTTCCTGCTGCTTTAGCACTTCCACCTGGGAAGTAGTATCCACCCTGTGCATCGGATGAATTACCATTCGCTTCAGCTTTAAATAGCTCATCTGCGAATACTCTATCTCTCCAACGTCTGTAGTCGTCCAAGAGAGTCAGACTACCAATTGACTGGTGAAAAACGTTGAGATTACCAGTATCTAGGAGTAGGCGTTGTGCAGTTAACAATGTTTCACGAGCAACCTTGAAGGTTGAAGGTGAAGTTGCATCGCCTGGATCTGCTGGACCTGTGTACTCCTTAAGGTTCACTAGAACCTTGTCTTTAACAATATTTCTACTTGAAGCAGTTCCGAGTGTTTGATCCGCTGTACGTTCTCTGGAATCCTTGTTGCCAGGATTTCCCCAGAATCTATAACGGTCGAGTTGCACGGTCTGTCCAGGTTGCTTGGAAAAATCATGCACCACTACGGGCTCTACAGCCATCTCGATTATGTAACCTGGATGGGGCCTATAAAGCTCTGCTCCCAGTAGTTTTGGAACGTGAAACTCCCTTATTTCTAAGGGCACCGACTATATCATCTAAATCAAAAACTTTAGTCTTAAAGTCTTCCGACTTAGCTGGACGCTCTTGCCTGTTATTAAGAGAACTGTATCTCTCAGGTAGTCTGTGAACCTTCTAGAGATGTATCTCTAGCTTGGCTGCTGATTGCCTTATCTCTCGACTTAGGTTTCCAGCAGTTCATCCAGTTTTAAATGATCCTAGAGTCTTACGACTGAATCATTATCAATCCACATAGGGATTTATAACTCCGAAACTTATAAGGAACAAGACACACCTAATGTGTGTTGTCTATATCATAAATACATCTCATAGGGTAAAACTATTGGAGGCTACCGACGTTCGCGGAATCCTCGGATTATTAATAGCAGATGGAAGTCTTGTCGCATATCGCACTCCTAGCGGTGGTTACATACAACTCACACTTGTAGCTGGTGCGACCGAGTCTGCTTTTCTAGAGGAAAAAGTTAAGGAATTTAATCAATTTATTTTCACAAAGGCAAAAATTGTTCCCTATAAAACAAAAGCAAGATCAAGCGGTAATTCGACTCCAATTCTTCGTTTTAGGGTTTCAACCAATAAATTGCGTCCTGTCTACAACCTTCTTTATCCCATCGGCGAAAGACAGATTACGCAAACCACTCTTGATTTATTAGGAGCTAAAGCTGCTGCATGGTTATGGGCAGAAGGAGCGAAAGTCTTAAAGGATGGCTCTTCTCTACTCTCAAGAGTTGGGAATACATTCGAAGAGACTCTAATGATTCAAAGTTGGCTCCAGATGCTCGTTGGAGCAGAAGGAGTTATTGATGAAAACTACGTTCGCCCAAGAATTCAATTCGATATAGAGAATACCCAGAAAGTACAAGAAGCACTTATCAGTTACGCACCCCAAAGTCGTTTACACCTTTTCAAACAGGAGCAATGGAATGTCAGCGCAATTCGTAGTTCACGCACTGAGTTACAGTTTGGGAAAGGGGAAAATCAATCTCAAGGGGAAAAGGCAACGTCCTTGGCTTGAAATTTCCAGAAGTGAAATTGATCGTACTTATTTAGATCACCAACTAAGAACACTTAGATATTCTCATGACGGACCAGTTGATTATTTCTGGGATCGCATTGCAACAGATGGCTTCTACGACAAGGAACGGTTTAGATTCCAAGGAGAGTTACTTTGGAGGGCTTATGAATTACTTTATCCAAGAGATCTATTTTCAATTAACAGAGAAGTTCTTAATATTGCTGGATTAAAAGGAGCTGCTGCTCTTTGGATTGATCAAGGCAGAATTACTGGTAAGAAGGGATCTATTAGAGGTCGATATTCTGAGAATGATTATTTAGAACTGGAATCATGGTTTAACGATCTTAGTATCCCTGCAAAAATCCATCGAAACAATATGAGTGTTGTTCAATTAAGTTTTAAAAAAGATTCTCTGATTGCATTGCTTGAATTAATTAAACCATTCATACACATCAATATGAAGAAGACATTAAAGCAACAGTTCTCGAAATTCAGGTAGATTGAGCATACCCCGAAGAAGAACTACGACAGGGGTTTCAGTGAAGTCAGGAGTTCTGGTTTTTGTAGTTTCCTAGAGCTTTAAATTGATCCCTGTGCGTTTAGCTAACGTGCAGGGCTCCTGATAGGTGATATTCACTAAAATACGACTATACAAGGGATTTCATGTCTATGAATGACTCTCTTGACCAAGACGACCTTGACTCACCAACGATTTCCCCTCAACGTAGACGGTACTTAGAGTATTGCGAAGAGAACCCGTCAGACGAGGAATGTCGGTTATATGAGTGCTAATTTTCATGACTTCCGTAACTGACTCGCTAGACAAATTAAGAGGTTCTTATGGAGGGAGCGAAAAAACGTCGCCCTCTTTTTTAAGGCCGCAGCATGTAAAGTACAACACACCTGCAAAGGCTAGAAAGCTTGGTACAGTTGATAATCTCGCTCAAACAATTACTGGATCTCTAGGATCTCAAGATGGTGCTAATACTCTTTTCTTCAAAGTAGTAACGAATGGGAAGTCAGATTTAAGAATCACGAAGAATGTTTTAAATAAGCACGAGGATAAGTATTTAGCAGTGGGGATTCTTAATAGTAATTACGATCCTCTGCAATTAAATGAATATGGTTTTACTCATTTCAATGAGATTGAAAATACAGTTCCACTAGAAGCAATCCTTCAGCAACCAAAAGGGACTTATTACTTCACGGTTACAAATTCTCAATGGCAATCCATACCTTTCAGTGTCAATGTTCAAGTTATCAGATATGTCCTACTCGATGGATCAACAGAAGATAAACATGAGTTAAGCGGTCGTATCGCTCTGGTCAAACTTTATGGTGTTACTTCTGGAACCTCAGAAGGCACTCTTACATTCCTTCCTACCAGTCAATTGAAGGTGATGAATGGAACATCCCTTGGCATTGATCAAACGACAGGTGCTCTAACCATAATGAAGGGTACTGTAACGATGTCTGATCAGACTTACGGAAGACTCAGAATGACATGGCGAATTAATGGAACAGCCAGCGGTTCAAGTTCAAATACGGCTACACTAACAGTTACATCCCCTGGCGGTGGTTATTAACAATACGTCTACCAATCTTGCCAGAATGTAGATGATGAACTGACGATTTAATGGCATTTTCTCAATATCTAGCAACTAAGGTTCTGAGCTGGTACAAGAACTCATCTTTTCCTACAGCTCTAACGAATGTTTATGTTTCGCTGCATACAGCGGATCCAGGAACTGCTGGAACTAATAATGATTCAACTGCGTCAATTATTGGCAACGCAACCCGTGTTGGCATAGCGGCTACTGGTTTTAGCTCAGTAGGTGCTGCTGGAGGTGGTGGATTTCAAGTCACCAACTCTGGTGTCTGCCAAATCACGACCAGTGCTCAAAATTCCAGCGGAGTAACTGTCACGCATTTTGGACTATGGGACGCAGCTACGTCAGGAAACTTCCTAGCATCAGGTTCGTTGACAACCAATGTTGACGTTCAGCTAGGCGACACCGTCCAATTCAATAGCGGTGCGATGGCAATTAAAGTGATTTAAATTATGACCCAGCAGAGATGGCTCCTTCTTGGAGCTGGCATAGCTTTTGGAGCTTCTAATCTTTTTGCAATCTCAATGCTGGGGCGCAATCAAAGTGGATTACCGAAATTCAATTTACCCGTAAGTCAATATTCTTCTTACAGCATTGATGTTTTCAAGTCTGACGCT